CTTCAACGAAGTTTAGCCTCTAAAACAGAAAGGAGGAAGAAAAGGTCAGAGCTTATTAAAGTGAAAAATGCTGGTTTAATGCAAATGGTTAAGAAAAGGCAATTGCAACCACAGCAGGCCAAAAAACTTCTAGAGGATTTTATTGATGGGATGGATGATTCGGGAAACGGGGAATGGGCAGAGAATTCTTGGAACTCTTCCGAGGATTGCCCGAATTCATTCGAAGGCGAATCAGTCTGGGGCGGGGAACCTCCAGGCGATTTGATGTGGTAATGGGGTTAATACCTCATATGCGGTATGTAGGTAGTATAAGTAACTATTCGGTATATAACAGTGAATTTGTTCCGTGTCCACAAGCTTTAGAATATTTAGCGTTAGTTGGCTGGAATGAAAGTATGCTGAGTCATCGTATGGTGTATGCGAATCAAGAAGCGGGGTATTTAAGCCTAGCGAAGTATGGTAGAAAGCAACCAGTAATAGACAAAGTAGTTAAGTCTAGAGCAACTAGAATGTTAGCACAAGCGATGATTGGTCTTGAAGGTTCTCGAGTAATCGAGGATTATGAAACTTTAACCCAAATGTGTGTTGGAAAAAGTAGTCCAGGTTTTCCTTGGACGAAACGCTATCCTAAAAAGAAAGATCTCTTTAAAGATCATTCTTATGAGTTATATTGGAAGGATTGGCATGCACAACGTCAAGCGGGTAATTACAGACCAGTAGTTTTTGTAAATAAAGTAAAATCAGAGTTGAAATCAGTTGATAAAAAATTAGCTAACTCTGTAAGAACTTATACTGCAGGTCCAGTACATTTGACAATGGAAGGCTATTGTTATTTTGCTGATCAAAATGCTAAAATTATACAAGAAGCTAATGCTTTACAGACACCAATAGTGGCTGGTTATCAGAAGTTTAATCTTGGATGGGATAGATTATATCGACGATTGAATAGATTCCCGAACGCCGGAATGATGGACATAAGTGCCTTCGACGCAAGTTGTTCCTTTGAGATGTTTCAGGAGGTTTACAAAGTACGTAGAACTAATTTACGTAGAGAATGTAACACCGAATCAACTCAGATGGGGATAGACGCGTATTTGAAGGATATAGTATGTTCGTACATATTGTGCGATGGGGGAGAGATTATTCGGAAGTCGACAGGTAATCCCAGTGGTCAAGTGAATACGATTACTGATAACTCGTTGATTTTGGTCTGGGCATGGTTTTACGCATGGAGCGTGTTAAAACCAAAAGACTATGATAGTACTTGGGAAGATTTTCGAGCTAATGTTGAATTATTTGTGTGTGGAGATGATTCCATATACACAATCTCGGATGAAGTAAAAAGTTGGTTTCACCCTCAGTCTATACAAGAAGTCTTTGAAAATGCATTTGATTGGAAATTTAAG